TTTCGTGATTTTCGCCATAGAAAAACCTCCAAAGTATGACTTGCAAAGCCTGCCCGGAGGTGGTATAATCTACTTGTTTGGGGCAGATTATCCGCTTCGGGTAAGCTGTTCGATTTGCCGCTCTCGGTGCATCCAACGCCGGGGGCGGTGTTTCATTTTTCTGGCTGTACTTCGATATAACCCATAATTTCTCTGTAGTTGGGAAGGGATAAGAAACGCTCCAGATATGGCAACGCCTGAGGGTCGCGCTCCTCAAAGTATTTGTGGGATTTAGTGCGCATCCACTCTTCTGTAAAGAAGCGCCGAAGTTCTCCTATCAACTCGTTCGGATATGCCCGCGCCTCGACCACTCTTCCATCTTCAAATTTGTGTGGGTATTTGGGATATGTATCTACCGGGTGCCCCAAATCACGAAGGTGCTTTGAGAAGGTTCTGCCTAACGATATGTCTGGAATCATGCTCGAGGAAACCGTATATCCGAGCTGCTCCAAAGGCCCAATCAAAGACAGCGTTACCTCGTTGAGCATAGAAAAGTATCCGTACGGAACATTGGGCATATTTGCCATATAGCGGCGCAAATGGTACGGCAAGGATGGTTGGCGTATATTGCCGCTCATCCATTCAAATACCCACTTTGACACCAGTACTGCAAACTTCGGAGAGAGCCATTGAGCAAGGTTTATTGCTACTTGAGGATGTACCCAAGTGCCTTGCAAATGGCGGTTTCCGCCTCGCACAGACTGTACTAATGTCGATATGGGGATTCCCATATCGACGGAAAGCTCATGTAAAAAGGCTTTTGTAGTCGATAGTCTAAGATAGTCCGCAATAAGTTTCTGTGAGGCTGCACACATTGCCGTAGCATTGAAATAACCGTCTACAATGCGTTGAGGAACAACATCTTCCTCTGCAAGTCTGTCGATGAAATCACCTTGAAATTGAAGTTGGACATTCTCCATAGATTCTCTCCTTTTGCCGCTCTCGGTGTCGACTTGGTGCCAGCCAAGTCGTGAGTACCGGGGGCGGTTTTTTTTTTTTTTCTATAACCGCCTTAAAACCTCCTATACATCTATTATGACCATATAGTGTAAGAAGCTCTGTGATTTCATCATCTGGAAAATAGCAGATATCTGGATCTCCAGAAGAATGTGAGCTAAATACCCCATCGGTATATCCAAATTGAATCTCTACATCACAAAATTTTGCGCCATGTGGATATAACACTTTTTCCATATTTCCATTATAAAGGCTATCCCATTCAAACTTACGTCGCAAATATTTTATGCTCTTATACACAACTTTCTGGAATCTAGGAGAACACACAATATAATATCGCTCTGGAAGATACTCGGCTAGATTTGGTACATTTTCCAAAACCCATTTTGCCAATTCTTCCTTTAACATTTTCCGTTCAGGATGAATATTGGCCTTATCTAAAACAGCTTTCACATCTTTTTTCCTGAATTCTGGAACGATATTGCCTGGTTCCACTCGCACGATATCAAAAAACGGTGCGAAGAAAATGCAGTCCGCCTCCACAGGGCGAAAATTTTTAATATACACAGATAAGCCAATAATATGTTCGTGGGTGCTATCAACCTCTACCCACGATGGGCAATCCTGAGACCTCTGGATAGATGCGCCAAAAAGAGAAATCAAAAAACGCTGCACCTCATCTGAATAATTTTCGATAATTCCTACTGCTTCACTCAGCGCCATATCTATTCCTGAATTAGATGATGTTTCGTAATCCCCGCTGAATAACTCTAACTCCATTGCTAGTCGGTAGATGTGCTTACATGGTAATTTGCGCCGGATATAATCAGCACAGGTACATTTGTCAAGAGTAACCTGGTATGGTGTTTTTGACGAGCCACCAAAAAAACCGGTCTTATTTTCTGTATTAACGCTTGTTGGAGTGACTTTTTTGCTTTGGGCAGATTTTACACGCTTTTGCTGCTCCGGATTATCATGTGTTCCTTCTGGCCACTTTCCAAAGGTCATTCTATTTACCCCATTCCTTTCGAACAATATGTATAATACCATCTATCTTTACCGTATCAGCCTGAGTTACACTCACCCTGCTGACACGGTTTTTTCCTGTTTAGGCTCAATATATTTATTTAGAGCGTGATTAACAATAGCTCGGTCATCATCATCGGCCTGACGGTATGCCAGTACTATCGCAATTTCCTCTGAGCTGAGATTGAGCCCCGGAGAACCAACCACGGAGTTATTTAGCGAAGAAAAAAGCTCAATAATAGATATTCCAAGAACTGAGCAAACATCTGGAACTATATCAACGTCTGGTGAGTTGTTACCGCGAATCCAATTATTCACAGTGCCCTTACTTATTCCAAGTTTTTTTGCGAGCTGCACCTGATTTATTCCGGCTTTTTCCATAGCAGCTACCAGGTTCAAACGTATTCTCTCTCGAAGAGATATATCATGTTCCATTAAGGAAAGTCCTTTCTTTTTTTTGAAAATAATACCATGTATAAAAACAAAAGTCAAGAAATTCATGATTTTCTCTTGACAGTAGCGAAATCCTATGCTAGTATATACGTGCGGTCAAGAAATTCGCTACTAAGAGGAAGGAGGGCGTACATGGGTATATCCAACCAAATCAGGGAATATTTGGGCACGCACGGGGTGAAGCAAGTTTTTCTTGCTGACAAATGTGGATGGTCAAAGCAAAAGACCAATACGATCGTGTGCGGCAAGAGAAAAATCACCGCTGATGAATTAGCATCTATCTGCGATGCGCTAAATCTGCCATATGATTATTTTTATAACAAAAAGGCAGCGTCAAACCAGCGCGACTGCCCGGCCTAAAGCGGGAGGTGCGCAGGGAAGGAGGTGAGGGTGATGGAATTGACGCAAGAGGTATTCCAACATTTTGGCCTTGATATGGAAGCAATGAAACAGCTAATTGGAAGCCCCCTTGACTCTCTGGATTGGGCAATTTGTAAAACAGAGGATGCAGGCGCTCTAACTAACAATATGGTAGGTTTTGGCATGGAACACAGCCAGCGCATTATTGCAGTTTGACGGGATGTATCTCAGCCTGGTGGGCTCCAACTCCCCCTCAAACCTGGCCAGCAAGGCCATTCGGTTCCTGTTTCTGGATGAGGTGGACAAGTACCCTGGGGCCAGCGCCAAAGAGGCCGACCCTATCGCCCTGGCCCGGGAGCGCACCAAGACCTTTGGAAACCGCAAGATTTTCATAACCAGTACCCCCACCATCACCACGGGCCATGTCTGGAAAGCCCTGCAGAACTGCGACATCGAGAAGCACTACTTCGTGCCCTGTCCCCACTGCGGGGAGATGATAGAGCTGAAGTGGTCGAATGTAAAGTTTCCTGACGGAGAAGGGCTATCTTACGCCGACCGGGCAGAGGCGGCCCATTATGTCTGCCCGGAATGCAAAGGTATCATCACCGACCAGCACAAGGGACAGATGCTGCGGCTGGGGGAGTGGCGTGCGGTCAAGCGGAACAGCCCTTACGGAAGGAAGCTGGGGTTCTGGATTAACACCCTTTACTCCCCCTTCGTCCGTTTTGCGGATGTGGCGCGGGAGTTCCTTGCCAGCAAGGACGATTCGGAAAAGCTGCAGAACTTCGTTAACTCCTGGCTGGCGGAGCCCTGGGAGGATACCAAGCTGAAAACCAGCGCCGGCCTTGTTATGGAGCGCCAGACCGATTTGGGAGAAGGCATTGTACCCGCCTGGGCCAAACTGCTCACCGCGGGGGTGGATGTGCAGGAGAACTGTGTATACTGGACCATCCGGGCCTGGGGGAATCACATCACTTCCCAGAATATCGCCCACGGCCAGGCGGTCAGTCTGCGTGACCTGGAGCGGGTGATGAATTTCTCGTACCCCCGAGAGGACGGAGGCCCTCCGGTGGTTGTGAACCTGTGCCTTATCGACAGCGGCTTTGAGGCGGATAGAGTGCTCCTTCTCTTACGCGTCCCGCAAGCCCCCGGGAGCGTCCGTTTCGAGGAGTTTTTTGTATTCCCCCGCCCGTTGGGCGGGGGAACACAGATGATTACCTCTGTGGTTTGGACAATTCCCAAGTCCCCCGGATACTTGACTGCTGCGTCAGCAAAGGGGATGGCCCATGGTATGCTTTCAGCGGATACAGCCCCGCCCATCTTTGCAAACTCCCCCTTCGATGCCCAGTCCGCCCGAAAGCTGGGCCAGGCCCCAAGCCCCGGCAAACCCGCGCCTCCATCCACCGGAAACACAGGGGCAAACGCTTATGGGTACAGCTCCTTAGAATGGGCGCTGCCGGATTTCACAGAGAACTGGCTCTGATACTGGAGGGGCGTGCAGCCGTGCTCCTGCTTAAAGATTCGGATAAGATGGGCTGGCGAAACAAACAGCTCTCCCGCAAGCTCTGTGATGGGCAGGGGCTCATGAAAATGCGCCTCAATATACGCCGCGGCCCGAAGGGGCAGGGACATGGGCCCTTTTTTACCCAAAAGGTCCATGGCGGCAAGATGCAGCAGCTCGCTGAGGCTCTGGGATAGGCGGAGGGGGCTGCTTTGGGCGCAGAGCTTGATGAGCTTTTCCATGCGCTGCTCATAGGAATTCCCGGCAGTGAAGCTGCAAAGATAAATCTGCCGCTGGGCAAGGGCGTCCAGGAAGGCCTCCGCGGTGGGGCCGCAGGGGTGCGGTAGCTGTTGGGGATATTCCGGGGGATAAAGGCCAGGCTGCCTGGGGGAAGGGCGCGGCTTGCCCCCTGGATGCTCATGGCGCCGCAGCCGCCGGTAGTGATTAGGAGCAAAGGGAACTCGCAGCCCTGGGGCCTTGTAATCTGATATAAGTCATTGCACCGGTGCCAGCCCACGGAATTCAGGGAAAACAGGCCCTTGCTTCTCAGGGTGGGCACCAGACCGGCCACTCGCACCTGGCCAAAATTCCCGGCTCCGTGATACATATGTTACCTCCTTGTTTCTCTGAGCAAAAGAAAACTATCAAAAAATTGATGTGGTTTACCAAAAAGCAAACATGGTTTGGCGGGCAGATTGAATTTCCCCTTTTTCACTGCTGTGATGGGGAAAAGTACAGCGAACGCGGCCCCAAAGAGGCAGGGTTTCTTTTGGGCCAGGCGGCGCGGCTGCCTGTTTGGGAATGGAGAAGCAGGAATTCTCAAGGGCGGTGTTGCTGTAAGAACCTGTACCGATAGGAT